GATTTTGTGTCCGTTTTCTGCGAGAAATCTTCGGACATACGGCAGTAGTCCCAGATAGATTTTACCAGTAGCATGGCTGAATAAACGTATACGACCATCCCACATACGGTTTCGTACCGATGGCATAAATCGTGAATTCGGAACTTCAAAGGTACAGAATTCTGAGAGTTCTTTCGCAATAGCCGGCTCACATTTAACACGGAGATATACCTCATTAAATTTTTCAAGTGAAACTGGCATGATTATTCACCATGTAAAAATTTCTTCCATTCTATAGCATTACGAATGTTCCAGTTTCTATTATTTATTTCTCTCAATACTCTCTCTAGATAATTTACAATTTGTTTTAAATATTCAACTTTTTGATCTATCTGTTGCAATTCCACATCAGCGTCTAGATAAATATTAATATCAGATTTGAGTATTTTCAGATCGAACGGTTGAGATTGATAAACTTCAGGATCAGATTTACCAGTATAGTATTCCCACTTAAATTTATATAAACTTTTATACTCATCACTTGCCTTTTTATATTGCAAAGAATATTTAGTATAATGCTTAAGGTATTTGTTGTGCAACTGTGGGGTTCTGATACTTTCTAAATCTAATTCAGTATCATCAATTTTCAAATCACGATCTACATCATTTTGTAATTCATTTAAATCCATAATATATTCCATAATATAAAGGTGAGAAAGTAGTCAGAGGATAATCACCCCTTATCTTCTACCTATATATACTTCCGTCAATAACCACATTGTTGGAAGATTAATTACTATACTGATTATCGTAACTACCTTCTCAAAATTATTTATACTAAACTATATCACTAATCGTAAAATATGAGAAGGCAAATGTGGCAGTACATTCTGCATAAGTAACATCTGATTCTTGATGTGAGTATTCAATATTAGTAAGAGAGATTGGAAATGCTTCTACCATTTGTATTTTTACAGTAGGATTATTCTTACTTGTCATTATAAACAAATCTATATTAGAATATAAATCACGATCACTTGAATCAATATTTCTTCCTAATTCTAAATCAAAAATTTGTGTTTGTGGTCGTTTAGGTACACCATCGGGCCGATCTTTTCCTCTAAACTGATCTCTAGAAACAGGAGCTCCACAGTTCACTAACCAATCATGCATCTCTGTATAATTTTTTAGTTTTTCATCTACTAAAAATGTTACATAGAAATCATCATAGGTTAGTTTATCACCTATAAGTGGCATATCAACCAATGGTGTTGTTTGTACAGCTTGTCCTAAAGAAACTCCAGGTATGTTTGCCCTCACTACAAACCATTCGGTTGTAGGAAACAAGGGCAAAAATACCTTGAATTGACTTTGCTGTGAATAATCAAAGACAGTAGGCTGACGCATTAATGCGTCACCCTGTCCTGACGTAGCCGTTGCTGTACCTGAGTATGGGTCAGTTTGTGCCATTAGGCTCCCCAACCACCACCTTGACCTAATAGTGATTCTATTTTATGATACTCTATAACTATAGTGTAAGTAGCTGAAGCATTTGTTATTAAAACATCTCCTGTAAAACCACTTGGTAAAGCTCCTGATGGTGTCCCAGGCGGTTGGCTCCCAACTGCGGTCCTTGGCATTTGAATCGCTGGCTGTCCTGGTTGATAACCATATGTGCCGCTAGTTCCTTCACAAATAAATGCTATCACGTTAGTTGTAGCATCCCAAATAAGATCAAATCCACCTGACGGTCCAGAAGTTTTCCAAAAAATCTTTGCAATATTTACTATACCACCTGTTTGATGTCCTTGTAAAATTGATACATCTAATGAAGTTACATCGGTGTTTGCGACCCCATTGCCAACATATTTTACAGTAGTTCGATATCTAGTATCTGATAGATATTGTACATGAGTGTGTGCCATTATTCTTTCTCCTTGTTGTGGGGCTGGAGTCTATTCTCCCCCTTTTACAATGACTCCTCTTCGTTACTATTTATATAAACCTGAGGCCAAAAAAACGTCCCTGCGGTGGAGGGACGTTCCAAAAGTGCATTCTTTATAATTGTATTATGGCGAATGCTTTTTGTAAAAAAACTTCTTACATCAGGTTTTGTACCTGAACTCGACGGTAGTATACGTTGCTGTCACGGGCACCAGGACCATCTGTGGTGGCGGCCGCCTGTGCAAACGGATTCACCTGCATACCATACCGAGTCTTGAAACCAATCTTCGGCTGGAAGCTTTGTTCACCAACGGCACGAACCATCTGTAGCGGAACATACGGGCAATAGAAAAGGCCTGCATCATAAGGACTTGTGCCCCTATATCCACAGACATAATACTGCTCGACTGACGCACCAGATGCAGCGTAAGGCACGCCCATGTTCATGTACGGATCAACGTACACTTTAAAGCGACCATTCAGCACGCCGGCGAATGTGTTACCTGTCGAATCAACATTCAGGTTGTCCTGAAGTGCAGACTGGTAATCAAGAAGTCCAGCCATTGTAAGAGCAGAAGCGACATCAGCAGAACAAAGGATAAGGTTACCCTTCCCACGCCGTGTGTCACGAGCAATCACGTTGGCATCACGTTCCATCGCAAACATCAAACCCTTGAATTTTTCAACAGACCAGCGACCGCCGGAATCTGTATCAAGATCAAAAATTCCAGGTGTCGTAACATTCTGGAAGGCTCCTATCTTGGAGTTGATGTAGATAGTACGCACTACTTCACGGTTAATTTCAGCAAGAATTTCAGCTGACAGAATATTTGCAAGCTCTGTCTCTGCATCCAAGCCATGGATTGCTTTCAAATCCTGTGCAAGTTCCATTGTGTACTCAGCTTTGAGGGCACGTGACTTTGCAGTTACGGTTGCTTTCTCAATACTGAATGCCATCTGGTTAAATGCATTACCAGTAGAATCTCCAAGCGCTTCAGCAGCACCTGTAGACATACCAGTTCCTCGATTAAAGTTAGCTGCAGAAAGTGCTTTTAGCACTTTAGTACCAACCTGAGTAGTAGCACTACCCGATCCTTCCGATCCAAAGAACGTATTGGCTTCGTTGAATAGAGCTTCTGTACCAGATTGTGACGTATACCGAGCCTTCATTGCAAAGATAAGACCTGTAGGACCAGTCATTGGCTGGACACCACAGATATCATATGCAATCAAGGAAGGCATAGCACGACGGACGAGGCTAATTAGGATTGGATCCCAATTCGCAACACCCGATGTTTGGTTAGCAGGAGCAGCTTCTGTGAGGAAACCTCTGTCCTCAGCCATCGCCTTCTCCTGGTTCTCTAAAATTACAGTCGTAACAGCACGCCGATACGGATCCTTAATCTCGGGGAGGTCAGGATGCTCTAATACTGGCTGCCACTTTTCCTGTAGTTGTTCAGTCATATACATTTTATTTTTTCTCCCTTTTTATTTATTTATAAAATACTTATTTCTGCGTCCCATTGGCCCGGGCTTCACCCTTACCAATCGCAGTCATATAAGCAGCCATTGTGTCATTTACATCTTCATAATTTTCTTCGGATGGCGCTGCCTGTACATCGTCAGTAACTCGAACCTTCGGAAAATATGAATCTTTGATTGTCTCTAACTTTGTTTTATAGTCATCGGCGCTCTCATATTCAACTGTTTCTGCCAGTTCTGCAAATTTTTCTACTTCTGTATCTGCTAGATCAGAAGCCACATCTAAAAGAATTTCATGTTGCTCAAGCTCATTAATTCTTTTGGTCATCACAACATTCTTCTGTAGTTCTTCGTTCAACTTCTCTTCCATATCATCTGCCTTTGAAGCAGCTGCATCAAGAAGATCAAACTGATCGTCGGGTACAGTAATATCATGTTTCTCAAAAAGACCACGCAAATCAGAGATAAAGCTTTCTGCAATTTCTGATTTGAGACGGTGCTCAAGTGCTACTTCATTCTTTTTAATCCATTCTTCAACTACATAGGTGAGATAATTATCTACTTTAGTAGACAACTCATCCTTAGCTTCAGTCATGGACGTATCAAAAGCCTCTGCATACTCTTCCTCAAGGCGTTCCAGCTCCGCACGAATCTTGGCTTTTACTGCTGCTTCAAATATCGTTGCGGCTTTCTGTTTGAATTCTTCTGAAAGACCTTCACCACCCGTTAGGGCTTCAACATCGTCAGAAAGATCCATTCGAGCAACACGCTCATCAACCGTTTCTCTTACTTCATCTTCAGCTTCGTATGATTCACTAGCTTCAGACTCATCGTCACGATCTCGTAGGTTCTGCTTCTTACGTTTCTTTCCAGTCTTTTCATCTTCTTCTTCATCCTCATCAGGCTCAACCTGTGGTCGTCCTTCAGTGCCACCTCCTTTTCCAGCTTTCTTCTTCTCAGCCGCACGAGCGCCTTTCAAAGATTTCTCTTCCGGATCTACACCTTCCATTTCAACTTCCTCGCCTCTCATCTTATCACCAACCTCTCCGTCCATAGACGTAGGGGCCACTGTCTTACCAGAAGCGTTAGAAGCCAAACCTTTACCACCAGCTTTTCCAGGCGGGGTCGCCTTTTTAGCTTTTG